AATCTCAAACTTGTTTGGTTTGATACCACGCAACACATGATACTCATTCTTACCAATACTAAATTCAACCTCAACAATAGTATCCTTTTCATTAATACTATTGACCAAAGACCCCTTGCTGATCTTACGGAAAGGTTTTCCAAACAAAGAAAAAGTAAGAGCATCCAAAATAGTGCTCTTACCTGCTCCGTTAGTTCCAACGATTAGATTTGTTTTTGCAGTAGTTAAGTTCACTTCTGAGAAGGTGTTACCCGTGCTCAAGAAGTTTTTCCAACGAACCTTTTTAAACGTAATCATAAAACACGAGGTGGGATTATCAAATCGTCTTTAGAGAACACAACATACTCGTGTCCCTGTGACTCACATGCAGTAATTATAGCATCTCCGTCGATCTCTATAACATCCAATTCAGGAGCCATAGGATCTGCTAATTCATCTACCAGATATACATAACGCTCAGCATCCTCTTCTTCCTCAAACATAGGAACAACCTGAACGTCGTCATTGTTGAGAGAAAAGACCTGCTCAGGTTGACCAGTTAAAGTAAGAATATACATTGGTCATGTTACTTCACACGATTCTATGTATAGAGTCTGCATAAGTTTCTTGAGTTCGGTCTTATCTACAGAGACTTCAACTTCATCAATATATTCATTAAGCAGAGTGAGAGTATCTTTAACGTCGATATCAGCATCTTCATCGATCTCTGATTCAACTAGAGTTTCAAGGATTTTAACATCATGAACTCCTTCACGATACAATCTCTCAATAAAAGAATCAAACTGAGAATACTTTCTCTTTTCCTGTACTACAACTTTGATAAAAGAATCTTTATAAGGACTCACATCTACAGTATCGTAGTCAGTCTCATTATCGTTGTAGTAAATCTTGTGGAAGATCTCATACGGATTCTTATACCACTTTAGTTTGTCGGTCTCTGTATCATAGATATGGAAACCACGAGGATCTTTGTAATCGTTCCAGTAGATTTGATATGGATTACCAAGATATTGAATGTTACCGTGCTTTGATTTGTGATGGAAATGTCCAGACCAAACACGTTTGAATCTACGGAACAGATTTCTATCCATACCGTGATCCATAACAAATCCAGGAGTCATCTCAAATCCTGAAAGTTCTAAGTGACCACAGCAAATGTCCGCATCACTTCTTTCAAGCAATCCAAAGACTTCATCTTGGTTTTCTTTATTGATCCAAGGCAACATCAGAAATACTTTCCCACCCATAGTAATTTCTTTGGGTTCAGAATAGACGTTGATATTGTCGTACTGTTCTAGAAGAAGTTCAGGTGAGTTGATCTTATTTGTATTCTTGTAATACGTACAGTGATTACCAAGAAGCATGTGAACTTCGTAATCCTTCATTCGCTTGAAATAGTTTTCATTGATGCGATTGAAGTTGTTGAAATCAATTGCCTTTCGGTTATCAAATGTATCACCAAGATCAAAGACAACCTTGACTCCTTCTTTCTCTAGAGTGGGAAAGAATACATTATCATAAAACTTCTGAAAATAATCCCAGAAAGCAAGACTGCCCTTACGGGCATCAAGATGTTGATCAGTTATTAGAGCGATCTTCATAATTTTCCTCCAACGATTCCATCAAAAGGCTTGGAAGTCCTGCAGTTTGCCCAGTTTGTATTGATACCTTCCAGGTGAAATCTCGTTCCCGAAATGCACACCTCCCTCGTGAGCGCTGTGATGAACGGCGTACCATCCTTACCATAGCTAGACCACGTTCCAAAGCGTTTTTGTTCGACACGGAATTCTCCATAGGGTGTTTCAAACCATTCATGTTCAGCAATTTCAGGATGTTCGTTCATCTTCTTGAGTCTTATTATAAATTACAATTCTGCCGTTTTCAATAGTAAATTCTAACACGTCATCCCATCCCCACATGAGTTCTTCATACAAAGTATTGAGTCTTCTCATGTCTTCCCACAAAGCATTCTCATCAGACATCAGCGGTTCATCCTAATTTCAATGTTTTCTTTAATACTATTCATATCAGACATACCAGCAGTACCACCACTGTCGTCGATTTGCATAACACTTGCTGCATCAGAATGATCTATGATCTTCTGCTTAATCTCCAGTTGTTTCTTCTCTTTCTGGATACGGCGTAGGAAGGCGTAATAGATGATCTGAGTAAAGTATGCAAAAGGGTTACTAGATTTCTCAGGATCAAAGTTGTCGATGTACTGCAGACAGTTCTCGATACCGTCGCAGATCATATCCTCTCTGAATGGATAGTTGACGAAGTTCGGTTTATAAGACAGATGAGTAGCAATCTTTAGGAAGCAATCTCCTACGTAGTTACTGACTCTTGGTTTTGGTTTACCATGTTCCTTGGCGTAAATCACCCTCTCCTTGTAAGCAGTCATTGCTTCTAGGAGTTCTTTGTTGTTTACATAGTATTCTGTGTTCTTACGCCTAACCATAGTTTTCCTTTTGCATGTTTGTATCTTATCACAAAAAGGAAACTCATGCAACAGGGGCTTGACGAAACCTCAGAAACTCAGTACAATAACCTTGTGAAGGTTCAAAGGAGTGTGGTAGCTTAGCTTCCTTTAAAGATCTTCTCTAGTATTTTTCTTGTTTGATCTACTGATCCTACGTATCCAGGTACTATCTTTTCAGGGTTATCACGGTTACGTTCTTTTTGTTGTCTAAGTAAAGACTTTGCTCTTTTATCATCTGATAAACACTTCAGATAAAATTTCTCTACTTTCTCACAACATTCAGTCATAGTAAGAACATGTTCTCTTGGTAATAGAAACAGATCATCAAATGTAGAATGGATCCATTCGGTTAATGTAAACCCAGTTATATTTTGATTACTCTTTCTTCTAGATACATGTTCAACTAACATTGGTTCATGTATCAAACATGTATCTTCTTCAGTCAGGTAAGATAGTCTACAAATGATCTCCTCACCTGATATCAGTTTTACGGTTGCATAAAATTCTTCTTCCATACGTTCTTATCGTAGGTTTACTTTAATAACCTCATACTTAAAGTTTTCAGACTGATAGATGTTTACTCTCTCGTTTAAATGTTTGAGTGTGTAATTCCTACCGTTAATATCGTCAGCGATATCGTATAAAGTCGCGATGTCTTTACCTTCTCCTTTACGTAAGACTCTTCCTATGGATTGCAAGTTTCTAACACGAGACTTACTAGGTGAAGCAAAGATAATATTGTGTAATCGTTTGATGTTAATACCAGTGGAGAACGTACCGTATGATGCGATAATGACGGCATTGTTTTCGGTTTCAGTTAGGTGTCTAACTTCTTCTCTGTCCTCAACATCTGTTCCACCATGAACAAAGAAAACTTTTCTCTGATCATCTACTGTATTATTTATCAATTCATACAACGGTTCCCCATGTTTTTCGATATAATTGAATAGTACAAGGGTGTTGCCTTCAATGTCTGCTACTAGATTCTTGATCAAGTTGTTCCTTCCACGGTGTTGTACCAGGAAATCAATCTCATCTTGATATGATTCAAAGTATTGCGGAGCATGGTTACAAAGCAGTACCTTGATCCTAAATTTAGATAAGTAACCAGACTTGATTAAGTCGTCAGTTTTGGTAACCTGCTTACAGGATCCAAACAATCCTTCTAGCACCCACTTGTGTGTCTTGCTACCGTCAAGTGTACCAGTGAAACCAAATCTGTATTTCGCATTATGAAGTTTGGTCATAATGCCCGTCAATGACTTAGACTTAAAGAGATGAGCCTCGTCTCCAATCACACAGTCAATGTCGTCAAAGTACCTCTTGGGGAACTTGTAGATAGACTGCCATGTTGAGATGATGACTTCTTTTTCTGTGTTCTTATCCTTCCCACTGTAAATCTTATGAACATGAGCATCAGCATCCCATCCGTACTCTTTGAAATCGTTGACCATTTGCTCCACCAGGGAAGTAGTAGGCACGATGATGAGCGTTTTCTTGTTGGTAGCGCAATAGTATCTGACGAGGGAATAGATCATCAGACTCTTTCCGCTGCCCGTAGGAGAAAGAAGTAATTTACGATTGTTCTTCAGCGCCTCGTAGACCGCCTTGTACTGGTAGTCACGGGGCGGGACATTACTTATCTTGTCCATGAACACTTTGACCCCTTCTAGGGACACAAAGTCGTTAGTCTCGCTTACTTGACCATACCAATCGTTCTGCTCATATCCTACGGTGTATGCTCTCTCATACGCCCACTCATTCAAATGGTCTAGAAGACCACCATATAACTCACCAGTCCCAGGCGAATACAAGCGGATCATTCCATCCCAGTATTTGTACCTGGGATTTCTTTTTAGGAATTTTGCTTCTGGTACTTCAAAAGAAAAATAATCAGATAACTCATGGTGAATATGAGGTGCGCCTGCAATAGTGACGTATACCTCATTCTTCTTCTTGATTACAATGTCGGTCATTAGTCACTGCCGTTGATAAATTTCTCCCACTGAATTGCAGAGTTGATCTGGAATCCACGATTGGAAATTTGTTTCATTACTTGGTCTAGAAAATAAAGCATCTGGTCAATGTACTTGACCTTTGCTTCCATGTTGATAATATCGTCGTCAGACTCAAGATACACTTTCATCTTCTCTGAGGTTTTGATGCTGTTGCCGAATGGTTTCTCTGCATAGGTTTTGGCGTCAGCTTCTCCACCGTAATATTCTCTTTTCTGCCTCACAAGTTGCCTTGCTTGAAACTCCAATGAGGTTTTGATCTCTGTTAAATCAGTGTAGTGGTTTAAGTATTTATTGTGTTGGAAAGGGATCTGTAGCGCCAACTGACCAAGATCTGTGGTATATTGTTTGTTCTTAAATTGAAAGTCTACCTCAGAGTCTTCTGCCCAATCAGCACGGATTTTTTCAAAACGATTACGAAGGGAATCAAAGTTCATTTAGATTGGTGTCGGTGATCATATAGTTATGATACTTGAAAACAACGTTAGCTGTAAAGTATTCTTGGTCGGTCAAAGTAGCGTCAAATGGAATAGACGTTAGTGAGATAGGAAACAAGTTCTTAAACACTGCCGCTGTTTTGACTTGAAAGTTAGAAGTAGTAATCAGTAACCGACCATCACTGTACTCAGGTTCTGATGGAACAACTGTGCTATCTGCACCATCGTTACCATTTCTCCTGATCCACTTCTGTATTGAGTTGTAGTTCGCTAGGTCTTCGTCAATAATAAATTGCACAGAAAAGTCCCCAAAGGTCACTCCACCACCAGGAACGATGGGTACAGAGCGAAACCTTGTAGGGACTTCTGTTACAGGCATTGCGATCTCTGGTACGTTAGCACTCTGACAGAAAAAATCTACGCCGTCAAACAAGTCGAGTTCTAGTTTGAACCCAAGTGGAGACAGGTAGTTTCTGTTTTTTGGTTGTGCTTTGTACCAGTCGGCAGACATATCAACTTCCCAAGCTGTAACTATTTAGTTAGTCACATATCATGGTATTTGTGATCTAGAACTATCTTGTACAGTGCGCTTTTCATCTCCCACAAGTGTTCTTGTTCTTCTGCTGGTCTAGCAGGTGATCCCTCCCAGTTCTCTAGACGTTTGCATACACAGTGATATAACAGATATGCGTCACATGGACGCAACTCAATCTGGTACATTACTACACTGTCGTCTTCGTTCATGGGTGTCCTGGGCTAGGTGGAATTATTTGATATGATAGTTTATCTCTTAGTTTATTAATTCTCTCCTCATTAAATGATTGGAAGTTCCCTCGCTTGTCTACTTTCTTGTAATAATGTAATGCATTCTGGATGATTGTAAAATCCTCCAACGTCAAATCAAAGTTCATGGGTTCCTCGGGTCTATTCCTAGATCATTTAGGTATGTAGTCCACCAGTCAGGGTCCTTCTTTTTCCAGATAGGAACAGGTTTACCCTTCTCTGAGTAGTGATCATAAAGAGCTTTATCGATAATCTGTGCGATCTCCATACTCCTCTTCTTCTGCATCAACGTCTGCATACGCATCCTCCAGATAGGGTCCTCGTTTTCGTAAAGGTTCTTTTCTGACATAATCCGCTTCAGCATTAACAGCAGACATCCATACAGCAATCTTCATTACTATGTAGATGATCGCAAGGGGAGCAAAACATAATAGCAATGTAAATTGAGATTTCATTCGTCGTCATCCTGATCGTAAGTTAATCTACAATCCCAGCAATGGTCTTCTTCCCACTCTGGTTCGTACAATGGACAGGGTTCCTCAAAGAGGTGACCCATCCTTAGTTGTTTAATTCTTTCTCGCAGTCCTTTATAAAATTCTCTTTTATCGTTTGGGTTCATGCGTAGTATGCTTTGTAGTAAGCGACGATTCCGTCTGTCCTCACGTTTCCTTGAGATACCCAATCATGGACACACTCGTAGATACTTTGACTAGAATAACGTGGAGATCCATCAGAACATAATTCCCTACCAAATTTATGAAGCAAGATATTCAGACCTTGAGTCCTAACATCCATACGTTCATCACTGTAGCGCCAATCAGCTTGTGTATTCATTGATAATATCCAAGATAGTGTTATAAGCGTGGTGAGCACCATCATGCCAGTCTCCTGACTTGTCGTGCTGTGTACCATCATACAGTTCAGTTTTAAGTTTGTACACTTTTGCAAGCATATCAGTTTTACTTAATCTTCCTCTAGGCATTTTTTCTTGGTTCATTTTGTTTTACCTTTGCAAAGACCATATTGTAGTATTGACTTTTTGTGTCTCCTGCCTTTTGCATTTGCTCCAGTATAGACAACCAAATCAAATACTGCATCGTACTCTTCATATTATACTCTCCTTGTAACTTTTATATAGTTACACAGGTACAAAAAAAGGGGTCCGTGTGGACCCCCAAACAAAGTATGTAACGATAGATCACATGAGGTTGGTAACCTGCGTGCGACGATAGTACATGTTGGAACCTGCGGTGAGGGTCTCACCATCAGGAGTACCGCTGTACAGACCGTTAGTTGTAACGAATGGGTTGGATACCATGCCGTAGCGAGTCTTGAAGCCAATCTTAGGCTGGAAGGTGCTAGGATCGATAGAACGAACCATCTGGAGGGGTACGTATGGGCAGTAGAAGAGACCTGCGTCATAAGGCGAGGTGCCCTTGTAACCGACGACATAGAAGTGCTTGTCGCTTAGGTTTGCTGCATAAGGATCAACGTAGACCTTGATGCGTCCGTTGATTGTACCGACTAGGAGGTTACCAGTATCATCGACTTCACCGATGGAAGGACCGCCTGCACCAGTTAGACCGCTGCTGTAGTCAAGTACGCCAGCCATTGCTAGTGCGCTAGCAACGTCTGCAGAACACATCAGGAAGTTGCCCTTTCCTCTACGAGTCTCTTGTGCGATTGCGTTAGCATCACGCTCGATTTGGAAGAGAAGACCCTTGAATTTCTCAACCGACCATCTGCCGTTGGAGTCAACGTCGAGGTCGAATACACCAGAAGTTGCAACGTTGTTTGCTGCACCAGGCTTAGCAACAGTGTAGACCGTTCTGACGACTTCACGGTTGATCTCAGCAAGGACTTCGCTAGACAGGATGTTAGCGAGCTCTTGCTCAGCATCTAGACCATGGATCGCCTTGAGGTCTTGTGCTAGTTCTAGGGTGTACTCAGCTTTGAGTGCTCTGGACTTCGCAGTAACAGAGGTCTTCTCGATGCTGAAGGACATTTCGCGGAACAGTCTGTTCGCTTCGCCCATCTTCTCAAGATCTTCACGAGCCATGCCTCTAGCAACCTCATAGGTTCCAGGGGAAGCGTCGTTAAGGAGAGCAGGGTTGTTACCTTCGGAATCGCCACCAACACCAGCGCCAGTTCTAGGAGTATATGCTCCAGCAGTAGCGTCGTGTGCTGCAGAGAATCCAGTATCTGGTTCGTTGAACAGTGCCTCTTCGCCGCCTTGGTTCTCGTAGCGGGAACGCATTGCGAAGATTAGTCCAGTAGGACCAGACATTGGTTGAACGCCGCAGATGTCGTATGCAACTAGGTTAGGCATAGAGCGTCTGATCAAGGAGATCAGAACAGGGTCGAAACCAGCTAGACCTGCGGTATTGCTGTTACCAAGTGCAGAACCAGCAGGAGATACTGTAGAAGCTCCTAGGCTGTTGACTGCGACTTCGTTGATCATTCCACGCTCTTCGCGTAGGAATCTTTCTTGGTTTTCTAGCAGGACTGCGGTAACACTTTTTCTATAGTTGTCTTTGATGGCGCTAGCGCCTTCATGACCTAGAACAGGTGCCCACTTTTCCTGCAGAGATTTTGCATTAAACATTTGTTTGTGCCTCTGAATTTGGAAAAATTAGTACGGTTATAATCAGTTAGACCAGCGAGACATTGCATTGATATATGCCGCCATTGCTGGGGATACATCTGCTTCTTCTACTGGTGTTTCTTCAGTCTCTTCTCTCACAACAGGTGCGTTGGGGAAGTAGCTCTCTTTAAGTGCTTTAACTTTCTTTGTGTATTCCTCTTCGGATACAAAGTCAACACCCTCAGCGAGAGTAGCGAGTTTGTCCTTCTGAGTATCTACTAGACCTTCGCTAACAGTGTTAACGATGACCTTCTTAGCAGACTCATTGAGACGATTCTGTAGTTTCACATTAGCCTTGACCTGTTCGTCTAGGCGCTCTTCCATTTCACGAATAGTATCAGCCATACCCTCTACCGCGTCAACCTTGTCGTCGGGGATAGAGATGTAGTGCTCTTCAAAGAGATTCTTGAGACCTGCAATGAAGTCTTCAGTAATCTCATT